TGACACCGCTCGTCAATACGTTCGCGCTGCTGACGACACAACTTCAAACAACGCTGGTCTAGTTCCAACTCGCCAGCTCACCGAAATCATCAACCCATTATCAAACGCAGACCGCCCAGCAGTAGATTCAATCTCGAGCGGCGTTCTACCTGATGCAGGAATGACTTTCGAAATTCCAAAGATTACCGCTGTGCCAACAGTCGGCGAAGTTGCTGAAGCTGGCAACATTACAGAGACAGGAATGACAAACGAATTCCTCAGCGTAGATGTAAAGAAATTCGCTGGCGGACAAGAGTTCTCAGTCGAACTTCTTGATCGTTCTTCACCTGCGTTCTTTGATGAACTCGTTCGTCAGATGGAATTTGCTTATGCAAAAGCAACCGACGCTTACGTTGCAGATTTCTTAGCTTCTTACGGCACAGATGGCGGAAACCGCACTCTTGATGCTGCTGGATTCTTGGACTTCATTTCCGATGCTTCAGTTTCAATCTACAAGAACACTCTCGGCCGCGCTGAGAACCTTCTTGCAACTCCAGAACAATGGGGCGCAATTATGAACCTCGCTGATGCTGGTCGTCCGATTTATCAGAACCTCATTGGCAACTCAAATCAAGCTGGTAACCTCAGCGGACAAAACGTTGTTGGTAACGTTCTTGGCTTGAACTTCCGCGTCTGCCGCACTCTCGCGACAGCTGCTCCGACTGGCGATTACTCAATTATCGCAATCAACCCACAGTCATACACTTGGTATGAATCAAGCCGTTTCCGCTTGGAGACAGCAACAGTAGCAACCGGACAAATCAAGGTTGCTTACTATGGCTACGGCGCGATTGCTAAGAAGGTCGCTGCTGGCGCTTACAAGTGGATGGTTGCTTAATCCAACTCAATAGTTAAGCCCTGTCCGCTCCCGAGCAGGGCTTAACCCCTTAGAACGAAAGGAAGGCGAGATGCCAACAATTGTTACGGCTTCAGAGCTAAGAACTATTCTTGGCGTCTCGTCTTCCCTATATTCAGACGCATATCTTGCTGACATTGCGGACGCTAGTGAGAATCTCGTCCTGCCAATGCTTGTAACATTCCAAAGCAAAATCAATAAAGTAGAATTGACAGATAACGTCGCCTACTTTCACACCGCAACAATCCACGAATTTACCGAAGGTCAATCGGTTGTCATCACAAGTGTCGGAGCGCCATTTAACGGCACTCACACAGTTACAGATGATTTAATTGGCCCCTATGTATTTACCGCCGCCATCACAAATGCTGACGTATTGGAAAAGAACATTATCCCAGCAGGAAACGCTGCGCTCTCTGGCGCATCAACCTATGTGGGAAATGCCAACGTCGAAGCTGCCGTTTTGGCTATTTCTGTCGAAATCTTCCAAGCCAGAACTGCCGCTGGCGGATCCATTGAAGGAATAGATTTTGCAGTTACACCTTACAGACTTTCAAAGAATCTTCTCGCCAAGGTAACAGGTCTGCTAGGCCCTTACCTTGACACCGATGCAATGGTGGGCTGATGCCAGCCTCAACCGTTTTATCTTCTATCCGAACACCGCTGGCAACTGCACTCGCCTCTGTTTCGGCGAATGTTTATAGTTATGTTCCCGAAGCTGTGCAAGTTCCAGCGGTTATTCTTGTCCCAGATTCACCGTATCTCGAATTGAACACAATCAATGACTCAACAATTCACGCTAAGATTAATATGACGATTACTTGCGGAGTTGCTTATCTTTCCAACCCGGCTTCTCTTGACAATCTTGAGCAGCTGATATTTTCAGTTTTGGCAGTCATACCGGACGGCTACACAGTCGGCCCAGTAGAACGGCCATCGGTTACGCAAGTGGGTGCAGTCAATTTATTGGTTGCCGATATTCGCGTTTCCACCTATTACACACAAACCAACTAAGGAGAAAACGTGGCAACCACAGTAATTACCGGTCGCGACATTTCGCTGTCTTTCACAGGTGGAACGGACATCGAAGCCCAAGCGACAAACGCGGTATTGACTAAGACCAACGTTCGCGAGACCTATCAGACTCTCGACGGCGAGGCTTACAAGACAGTTAATATCGAAGGCACTTTCCAGCTCGATATGCTCGCAGACTGGGGCAAGGCTAACTCTGTATGCGAAGCTCTTTGGGCAGCAGCAGAAACCGCACCAGATACCACAATCAGCGTAACCCTAACGGCTGCAACTGGCGCACAATTTGTTTTCCCAATCCTTCCAGAATTTCCAACAGCTGGCGGATCAGGAATTGATGCACAAACAGTATCGTTCACCTTCAAAGTATCGAAGGGCGACGTAACAGAGACCTTCAGCTAAGAGATCGGAGCATCGGGAGATGAAGTTATCAATCACAATTAAATACAACACGGGCGAGTCGGTTACTTATGTAGCCGGCTTACCCGAGTGGGCTAAGTGGGAACGCAAAACTGGCAAGTCCATTTATTCGATGAAGGATATTTCGGCTTACCAACAAGCAGACTTCTTAGATCTTGCATATTTCGCTTACAAGCGCGAAGCGGCAGGAAAGCCCACGAAGTCTCAGGAAATCTGGGAACTGTCCATTGATGAAATGCTGATTGGAGATGAAAGCCCAAAAGCTACGAGTCCGGAAGCGTAAATCGGCTTCTTGTCGAAGTCGCAATAGCGACCGGAATCCCAATGAGCGAGTGGACGGACATCGAACAAGTATTAACGGCAATTGAGATATTGAAGGAGCGCAAAGGTGGCAGATGAACCAATCAGCTATGACAAGCGCGAACTTCGTTCAATCATTACCGCGTTCAAAGCGATGGACGATGAAGCTATTGATGCGGCTAAACGCGAAAGTTTTGCGCTCGCTCAATATGCCGCCAACGAGGTTAAGGCCTACGGCATCACCCGAACCTTTGGACAAGCCGTTGTCGATCGCATTACTTCTGGCGTTAAAGTTTCCAAAACCTCGAAGATTGGCGAGTTCTCTTATGGATTCGCGAGTCAGCGTTTCTCTGGTGGAGGATCAACTAAAGACCTCTGGGCAGGTTACGAATTCGGATCTAATCGTTATCGTCAGTTCCCACGACGCACCCCACGTCAAGGCAGAGGAAATTCTGGCTATTTCATCTATCCAGCCCTTCGCAAAATTCAGCCTCAATTGATTGCTAAGTGGGAAGATGCGTTTTCTAAGATTCTCGGAAAGTGGGACGATTAATGGCTGGAAGTAGAACCCTTAAATTATCAATCCTCGCTGACGTTGATGACTTAAAAAAGAAGCTGGACGTAGGCTCGAAAGAGGTTGAAGGCTTTGGCGGTAAGTTAGAAAAGTTCGGCAAGATTGCTGCTGCGGCTTTTGCTGCTGCCGCTGCTGCGGCTGCCGCCTATGCTGGCAAATTAGCCATTGAAGGCGTCAAAGCAGCCATAGAAGATGAAGCTGCACAGAAGCGCCTAGCCCTAGCCTTAGAGAACGTTACAGGGGCCACAGAAGCCCAAATAGCGGCAGTCGAGGAGCAGATAAGCAAAACGGCTCTCGCTACTGGTGTCGCAGATGATAAGTTGCGTCCAGCACTTCAAAGACTGGCAACAGCCACAGGATCAGTCTCCGAATCTCAAAAGCTATTAACTCTGGCCCTTGATATTTCAGCCGCTACTGGCAAAGACGTCGAGACAGTTTCCAACGCATTAGGTAAAGCGTATGAAGGCAATACGGCTTCACTTGCTCGTTTAGGAATCGGTTTATCAGCTGCGGAAATCAAAACGATGGGATTGCAAGGCGCAGTAACGCAATTAGGTCAAACCTTTGGCGGTGCAGCTGCGACTCAAGCCAATACCTTCGAAGGCCAGATTGCTAGGTTGAGGGTCGGCTTTGATGAAGCCAAAGAAGCAATTGGCGCTCAACTATTGCCAGTCATTCAGAGACTTCTTGATTACGTTGTAAACGTTCTCATTCCAAAATTCCAAGAAGCAAAACGAGCAGCCATTGATCCAATCGTTCAAGCCTTTAAGAATAACGAAGCAGCTCTGCGCGACTTATGGTCTTTCATTAAAACCTATCTTGTCCCCATTTTTGAAACGGCTCTAGTGGGCGCAATCAAATCAGTCGGAGCCACAATTGCTGGAATCATCAACATCATTGGCACAGTTACCAGCAAAGTCAAAGAATTGGCTAATGACGTCATTGACGCAGTTAATAAGATTATCCGCGCTTACAACTCAATTCCCATTCTCCCTAACGTTTCAACGATTCCTAATATCTCCACAACGACCACTTCGAGAACT